CAAAAAGAGATTGTAGCTAGAAAGCTAGGCTACGATGGTCCTATGCAAGGCTTTGATGAATTCATTGCATCCTCTCCTTCCTTAGGTGCTAAGTATGCTGCCATCACTGGTAAGTTTGCTGAGCGTATGGCTAAGGGTGGACTCGTTAAGATGAAGCGTAGATATGCTGCTGGTGGTACTGTTACTGGCTATAGAGAAGATGGTAGTCCCATTGAAGACACTGGTGTTAGTGATCAACAAGTAGCTGACTGGTGGAGCAATCCCGCTAATCAACAGCTTTCCGATGCTGAGATTAAAGCGGCAATGGATACTTATAAAGTAACACCAGAGCAATTCTCAAGAGCCATTGGTGCTAATGAAGCCACTGCTGCTGATATTGCTAATAGATATGCATCTGTTGGTGATACAACATTAAACACAATTGGTGCTGTTGATAATACTGCTGCCAATACAACACAATCTGCTGGTCTAACTTGGGCCTTAAATAATGGTATGACTCAAGAAGAGTACGACCAAAATATTTTCAATGCCTACAAAGCAGCAGCAGAAGCTGGAAGTTCTGATGCTGCTGTTAGAGCAGAGATGGACAAGTATGGTATTAGTGTAGCAGACTTAGCAAGAGCTACTGGTGTAGATGTAGCTCCAGTACAAGTTAGATATGATGCTGTTGCAGAGGAAGCTGCTAGAGCCGCTGCTGAGAAAGCTGCAGCCGATGCTGCTGCCGCTAAAGCTGCTGCTGACGCTGCCGCTAAAGCTGCTGCTGACAAGGCTGCTGCTGATGCTGCCGCTGCTAAAGCTGCTGCTGATTTAGCTGCTGCACAAGCTGCTGGTGATGCTGCTGCTATTGCCGCAGCTAAAGCCGCTGCTGACGCTGCCGCTAAAGCTGCTGCCGATGCTGCTGCTAAAGCTGCTGCTGACGCTGCTGCTAAAGCTGCCGCTGACAAAGCTGCTGCCGATGCTGCAGCCGCTGCTGCCGCAGCCGCTAGAGGATCTGTTACTGGTGGAGGTAATGTTACCTACTCCGATACAGGAGTTCCTAAAGCTGGTGATGCTTCTAAAGTAACTGCTGCCCAAATTGTATCTCAACCAAATCAAAACATTGATACAGCAGCAAGAGCTAGTACAACAGCCACCACAGCTAAGCCTACTACAGTGGCTACTACTTCTACAGCAGCAACTCCATCTACAGCAAAGGCCGCTACATACACAGCACAACAAACTGCTGCTGATGTAGCTTCTTTGTTAAAAGGAGTTGTTCCTGCTCTAGGTACAGTAGGTAAAGAAAGTCAAGTGGCGGCTCAGACAATGGCCCCTACATCCACTGCTGTTGGTGATTTACAAGCTGTACAAGGTAAAGCTACACAAGTAACAGGTGCTCCTACTCGTGTATTGGGTGAAGGTGAGACAGTATCTTCTGCTGTTGATATGGCTAAGGCTGCAGAAACTGTAGCCGCTACACAACAAGCTGCTGCTCAAGGAACTGTCACTGAAGAAATGACTGTACAAGGTCAGTTGAATAAACTGATGACAAACTTTGATGCAGGTAACCCACCTCCTTGGGCTGCTGCAAATCTTCGTAGTGTTACGGCTGTGTTAGCTGCTAGAGGACTAGGTGCTTCTAGCTTAGCTGGTCAAGCTTTAATCCAAGCTACATTAGAGTCTGCTCTTCCAATAGCTTCTGCTGATGCTCAAGCCTATCAAGCTGTAGCTACACAGAATCTTTCTAACAGACAGCAAACTGCTGTGCTTGCTGCACAACAACGAGCTGCTTTCTTGGGTCAGGAATTTGATCAAGCCTTCCAATCTAGAGTGACCAATGCTGCTCGTGTTGCTGATGTGGCTAACATGAACTTCACTGCTCAACAACAAATTGCTTTGGAGAATGCTCGTCTAGCTCAGACAATGGACTTGGCTAACATGAGTAATAGTCAGGCATTGGTGTTGGCAGAAGCTGCACAAATTGCTACATTAGAAACAACCAACTTAAATAACAAACAACAAGCTGCTGTTGTTAATGCTCAAGCCTTCCTACAAATGGACATGGCTAATCTGAGTAATCAACAACAAACCACATTGTTTAAGACACAACAGATGACACAAGCTTTGTTATCTGATGCTGCTTCTATGAATGCCTCCTTGCAGTTTAATGCTGCCAGTACTACACAGGTAGATCAATTTAATAACACCTTGTCTACACAGGTAAACCAGTTTAATGCTTCTCAAAAGAATGCCATTGCTCAGTTTAATGTGGATCAAGAGAATGCTTTGGCTAAGTTTAATGCTGAAGCACAGAACCAAAGAGAAGTGTTTAATGCACAGCAAAGATTGGTTATTGATCAAGCTAATGCTCAGTGGCAAAGAGAAATTGCTACAGCTAATACAGCAGCCACTAATGCTGCTAACATGATGAATGCTCAATTGTCACAGCAGATGACATTGACAGAATATAATAATGAGATTCAGCTTTATCGTGATAGTGTAGCCCATGCTTGGCAGTCTGCTGAGAATGATGCTAACAGAGCTACCACATTAGCTGCTTCAGAAATTGCTGCTGCTGCTTCTATAACCAATGCTGAGATTAAGGCTGATAGTGATACAGCTTCTGACATTGGTAAGTTTGTTGGACGAGTATTGTTTGGATAATATCTATGAAAAACTTTAAGAATTATTATAGTAAGATTGATGGCATGGCTAATGCCAAACTGTCTAAACCAAAGAAAGATACAGGCAAAGGTTTGTTATCTAAAACATCTAGTGAATCTGAGATGACACCAAAAGATTCTAAAGATGTGTTTGAAAAAGTCTCTAGCTATATTGCAGCAATTAGAAAACAAAAAGAGGAGTTGATGAATGGTAGATAATTCAATGTTCTTAGATGCTCCTATTCCCGGCATGTCACTGACAGTTGAGCCGGGTAGTGTTCCTTGGGAGCAGCCTCCTCAGTATGTCACTCTAGATGATGTTGCTTCTTTTTATTCTGAGAAACTAGATAATCCAGAAGCTATCTTTGAATTGATGTCCTTGCTTGAGAGAGGTACTCCTATTCTTACCATTGTTAATACAATGATTAAAGCTTCTATCATGAAGGGCTATCACACTGTAGACACTGGCTTCTTAGTCACTCCCATTGTAGTAGAAATTGTTAAAACATTAGCTGATCTAAATGATGTATCTTATAAAGTAACTGCTGAAGATGTAGCTAAAGAACGAACAGTTAGTCCTGCCATTATTAAACAATTGATTGAAGAAGCTAAGAAAAAAGTAGAGAAGAGTCCTGAAGCTACAGTAGAGCGTAAAGGTTTAATGGCTAAAGGAGTAGCATAATGGGATTTAAACTTGGTTCATTTCTTGGTGGTGTTGCTAAAGGTGCAACAGACTTAATCGAAGAAAGAGAAAAAGAGAATGCTCTTCAAATTAAAGAGAGCATTAAGAACATGTACCACAACTATGCTGAGTACAAGAAAGAGACAGAGAAGAAGAAGACGGAGATTAGAGATGTAGTTGGTTCTCTTCGTTCCTTTAAGTTTGCTGATGGTCCTTTGGATGAAAAGGAACTTATTGCTCTTGCTTCCGATGTTCCAACAGCTAAAGCCATTGCTGAAGAACTAAAGAAAAATCCAGATAAGCTTGAAGGCTTATCTAAGTCTTTCATCAAAGGTTCTAACAAAATCCCAGAAGGTATGACCTTCAATGACTATGTTGATCAGTATGGTAAGACAGCTAAGATTAGCTCTGAACAGCTTGCTGCTTCTGTTAACACTAGAGAAGATGGCTTCCTGAATAAAATGGTGTATGGTAAGAATCTCCAGAAGATTCAGGCCGCTGCTGCTAAGTATGGTGTTACAGCAGAAGAGCTTTACTCCACTGGTTCAGCTAGAGATGCTAAGTCTCTTCCTTCTTTGCTTGAAGTGGACTATGCTAAGCTTAAAGATAAACCAGACTTTAAGAAGCTTGAGTCTGACGCACAGGTTGCTATGTATAGAGCTAGACAAGAAGGCACAGAAGAAGAGCAAGCTAAAGCTGCTGCCAACTTAGGCCACATTACATTCATCAAAGAGTTTGCTAATAAGAAAGATAAGACTCAATCCCAGATTGAAGCTGATTATGCTAACCAAGTTATCAAGCTTAAGCAAGAAGGTAAGCCACAAGAAGCTGCTGCTAAGGAAAGAGAACTCAGAGACTGGCAGAGACTTGTTGCCAATCCTGCTATGGCTGGTAAGACAGACGCTGATAAGATTTCACAGGCCAACCTTATCGTTGCTGCTTCTAGAACGATGGAGTCTACGCTCAAGAACTACCTACCACCCGGTAGCTTTATCACAACATCTAACCCAGATGGTACAACTAACATCGAAGTTAAAGACTTGGCTTCTTCAGACAAAGCAGCTAAAGGCTACGCTGCTGGTAGAGAAGTGTTGATCAAAGAGATGACTAAAGATGGTAAGCCTAAGTCAGAGATGCACAAGAATGCTTTGTTGTCTGCTGGTGTACAGTTTGACCAAGATGGTAATGCTGTTAATCCAAAGGTTAACTATGGTGGTACTGAAGGTGCTCCCGCAGCACCAGCATCATCAGCACCTAGAAGGGGTGGACCATCAGCAAGACCCACTGCCGCTATTGATGTAGCCGCAGCAAGAGCTGAAGCCAATAGTGCTATTGCTAAGGGTGCTGATGCTAATGCAGTGAAAGCACGATTTAAACAACAGACAGGACAGGATCTCTAAATGGGAATGTTTGATGACTTAATCCCCACTAAAACTGGTGGGGGAATGTTTGACGATTTGATTCCAGCTAAGCCTACGCCTCAGCAAATTGAGGCTTTTGGTGCTAAGGGTTTAGAGGCTGAACGAAAAGCTGCTGAGAAACCTGCCATTATCACCAAAGCTCCAATGCCTAGTAAGGAAAAGATTGAGGCTGCACAGCAAAAAGATCTTGAAGCTAAGATTCCTTTTGAAGAACTGTACAAGAATCCAGAACTATTCACTGTAATTAAAGACTACATGAAAGTTAGTCGTAATGTTGTTCCTGAAAAAGGACAAACAGATGAAGACTTTGCCAAGAAGTATATGGCAACAATGAGGGAAGTGGAGTTCAATACATTTCTTGGTGCGCTTCCCGAACTGAATAGAATGCGTAATGCTAAGCCTGAAGATGCTCAGACAATGGCATTAGGCAAAGAGCTATACAAACAAACTAGAAGTGTTATGCAGCCCGGTGGTCAGGGCTATGGTACATCTGATGCCTTAGTTCCATACTGGAATGCAATAACAGCTATTGCCACAGATCCTCTAACATATACTGGGCTTTTAGCAGGTAAGGGTGGACAACAAATCCTTAAAACAGCCATAGCTAAAGAAGCTACTCAAGTTGCTGCTGGTACTGCTGCCACAGGTAAAATAGCTTCTATGCTTAAGCCCACACAGGGCAAGGTAACTGCTGCTGTTACAGGTCTTGAAGCAACTTCCGGTGCTGGTCAAAGCATTGTGGGTCAACGCCTTGAACAAGAGACTGCTGCCAACTTAGGTAAAGAAGTTGAAGAACTAAGTCCAGCACAGACAATTATGGGTGCTGTGTTTGGTGGCGGTGGTGGCTACTTAGAAGCTAAGGGAGCTGCTGCTAAATTTGGTAAGACAGGTAAGCAACAGTTTGAAGACTTGCTTAAGAAGTCTAGAGAGAAAACACCAACAAGTCCTACAGCACCGCCTACTAAGGTGGAGTCTGCTTTGTTAACACCCGTTGATGAGAACATGGACCAGCTTGCTGAAGAGTTCATGAAGCAAGAGGGTGCTAAGGTGTTGGATGAAATCTCTCCTGCTGCTGCTTTGGTAGAGCCAGCTATTCGTAGAGACTTGTCACAACGAGCCATTCGTGTGGCTATGAATGTTATTGAGAATGATCCTACCTACAAGGTTAAGGCAGGACAGAAGACTAGTACAGCCATCGCTGAGGTGTTCTCTGCTATGGACCAAGGTCTTATCGATGACACATTGTTAGAGCAAGCCATTAGAAAAGAAGGACTTACTCCTGAACAGTTTGCTCAAGCTAACAGAGTTACAGTGACACAGGCTGCTCAGATTATGCAGCAATACTCCACAGCTTCTAAAGCTTTGAATCGTCTGCGTCAAATTGATCCAGATGTTGCTAAGCAAGTGGATGCTTTGTATAGTAAGCCTGATGAATATACATCCACTCTTGGTTACTTAGGTGGTGCTTTCAACAGACTTGAAAGAGAAAGTAAAGCCCTCATCGTCAGTGGTATTGGTACTACTGTTCGTAACATTATGGGCAGTGGTATTGGCTTGACATTCAATTCAGCAGCTTCGGTTATTGAAGGTGCTTTGATGACTGCTGGTAAAACACTATCACCAGAGGCTAAGGGTGCTAGACTTAACACACTAAAGACAAGCATTGGTGACACCATTGAGAATGCCTTTGGTGCTTGGGGATATTTAGCTAAGAATGACTTGGCATCAGAAGTAACAGACGAGCTTCTCAAACATAACCCATCCATTAGAAGTAACATCCTCTCTGCTATGCAAGAGAGTGATACAGACTTGTCTAAGTTTGCTCGTGTTGTTAACTCACTTAATGTGGCACAGGATGCTTTCTTTAGAAAAGCCATCTTTGCTAATTCAGTAGAGAAGAAACTGAAGGCTGTTGGTTTAGATATGTATCAACTTATCGATCAGGGTAAGGTGATTCCTGCTGACATTCTTAAAGAAGCAGCAGACGATACATTGAAAGCTACCTTCTCATACACACCTAAAGTACAAAAGGGCGGTATTAAAACACTAGAAGCAGGTGCTGAAGCTGTTGGTAATTACTTTGTTAAAGCAGCAGAGATTCCCGGTGGTAGTTTGTTTGTTACATTCCCACGCTTCATGACCAATGCCATTGCATTCCAATACCGTTATAGCCCATTGGGTGGTATTGCTGGAGCAGAAGATATCCTCAGAGGATCTAAGATGTTAGCCAGTGGCGATGAGGCAGGTGCTGCTCTCATCAGAAAAGGCCAAGAGAATACAGCTAAAGGTATTGTAGGTACAGCAGCCCTGCTATCTGCACTTGACTATCGTGAGAAGAATCAGGATGTTGAGTGGGGTATGTGGAAAAGAGATGATGGAACTACAGTGGATGTCCGTGGTATCTTCCCACTTGGTCCTTTGTTAGCTATTGCTGATGTAGCAGTGAAGCAAAAGCGTGGCTTACCTGCTAAGACTGGTGATGCTTTTGAATCTGTTATTGGTATGAAGATGCCAGCAGGTACACAGAATCAATTCATGGATCAACTTATCTCTGCTCTTTCTTCTGAAAGAGATGTAGAGAAATGGGCAGATAAGATTGGTAAAGTGATTGGTGATTTTGGTTCTAGATTTGTATCACCACTCATTGCCAAAGACATCTTTAACTTCGTTGACTTGGTTCGTGAAGGTGGATCTATTGCTAGAGATCCTAATGTACTCACATCAGAGAAGCCAGCAGATAGAGTGTTGGAAGCTGCTAAGAATAGAGTACAAGCTAAACTACCAGTATTAAAAGAACAACTGCCTGAGGCTGTTCCTCGTGTAAGACAAGGACCAGTATATAAAGAAGGTGAATTCTTTAATAACTTGGTGGGTGTTCGTATCACCCCAGAGAAGACACCAGAAGAAACTGAACTGGTCTATCTTGGTATTGATCCATATAAACTGTATGGTCAGTCATCAGGTGATAAAGAATATGATAGAGCTTATGTAGAAGCAGCTAATCCTCTAGTCATTGCCGCTATTAACAGAGCAATGATGAGTCCTCGTTATCAATCTTTGCCTGAGATTGAACAGAAGATGGCTATTGAGAATGTGGTAAAGAACATTCTTCCTGTGGCTAGACAGCTTACCGATGCTAAGTTTATGAATGAAGATCTTGTTCGTATTTACAAGATGAAGTTTAATAAACTTCCTGAAGATACCCGTAAGATTATTAACAACAGATATTCTACTGAGCATGGTGGTAAAACATTGGAAGAATCCAATGACTACATGAAAGTACCTGAGTACGCTGCTAAGATTAAAGACTTGCAGTTCGCCACTGGTGGTGCTGTTATTGGTAAAGTAGTTAAAGCTGGAGCTAAGGCTGCAGCAACAGGTACTGAGGGAATGCTTGAGCTTATCAAGAAGGTTAAGAATCCAGAAGCTATTGTTGCCAATGAAATTAACAATGTTGTTGAAGATGCTCTTAACAAAGCATCCTTAGGTGCTCAGACAACACAAGCTATTCCTGTAAAGGAAGGAGCTGCCTCTGCTATGGCTAAGAAGCCATATGTTAAGAACAAGTATGGTCCTGCTACATCTACACCACCAGTTGAAGAAGCTGCACCAGTGGCTAAGCAAATGGAAGAAGCTATTCCAGAACCTGTTGCTCCTAAAGTTGAAGAGCCTTTACCACCTATTGATACAACACCAATCTCTGAAGAAGCTAAGATGTACACAAGTGGTGCAGCTACAGCAGAGAACCTAAACAAACCTGCCTTTGGCTCCTCTATTGAGAAGCGTAAGGATACTTTGTATGATATTAAAACTATCAGAACAGAATCTTTTAATGCTGCTAAAGAACTTCCTGAGTTTTCTAACATCGAGGGGGATGCTATTGCTGTAGCACAAGGTGAATATAGAGCACTCAAAGGTAAAGAATTCAACCCAACAAATCCACAAGATGTTGCTGATTTTGCTGAGTTTGCTTCTGGTTATCAGAGCAAGCTTGATGCATTGAGAGAACAATATAAGGACATGCCACCTGTTCGTCTCTATCATGGCAGCATGACTGAGCGTACACCTGCTAAGCTTAAGCGTGGCTTCTACGATCCACAACAAGTGGATGATAAGTGGCACTCAGAGTTGGATGTTGGTGCTACATCATTCACTAAAGATCTTCGCCTCAATTACACAAGCCCAGAGTTTGGTGGTCCTGTTGCTAAGAACATTTCTTACACTGAGATTCCATATGCTGACTACATGTTTAGAAAAGTAAACATGCCTTTGGATGCATATAGAAAGAAAGACTTGAACACTATTGCTAGAACAATCACAGGATCTCCTGATGTTGCTAGACCAATGGGTATTCCTCGTTCACTTGGATTCAGAGAAACAGAAGATGCATTCACTGAAAGTGAAAAACTTCAGATGAAGGCTAACCCTGTTGAGACACAGAAGCAATATGACTTGTTAGCTAAACAAGAAGACACTAACAGTGCTTTGTTTAGTAAGTTGATGCGTATTAAAGATAGGTTCTTAAAAGATGTGGGGACAGATCAAGAAGCTAGACTTGCTAACGAAGCCTACAAAGGTGTGAAGCTGATGATCCAAAATGAGATGCGTCACACTGGTGGTAAGAAAGCACTGGAAAGTGGACTGCTGCCTACCTTTGATAGCAATCAACAATTCATTACCAATTTAAAACTGAGATCTCAGAATAGTATCTTAGAGTTGCCTGATCTGATTGATGACATCTCTAAAATATTGGAGAATTCCGGAGCTAAAGAAAAAGCTTTGGTGATGAAAGAGCTTAAGAAGAATTTGGAAGTGTTGAGAGAGACACCTAAGTGGACCTCTGGTACTACACAAACATCAGATGTAACTCCAATATTGAAAAGACAAACTGAAGCTGCTAACAATATCAGAGACTTGATTGGTGGTGGTCTTAAGATTGTTGATCCTAACAATCCTAAGAACACAAAAAGAATCGGCTTGGCTAAGGGAGGTTTAGCCAGCCGTAGATAATGGTATGCCTGAAGGGACTCGAACCCCTGACCTACAACTTAGAAGGTTGTTGCTCTATCCAGTTGAGCTACAGGCATATGTGAGTTAGTCTATCAAGAGGAACCTTGTAAAAGAGTTCTCCTTGGTAGACATATTTATTTCTAGACTCTTTAACTTCAGAGTCTAACACAGCAGCAGCTTCGCAATGAAACAATGCTGTTCCATCTTTGTTAACAGAGAAGAAGTAAGTAGGTATCTCTTGTGTTAATAGCTTCTTCTTCCTTGCAGGTACATTCAAATCTTCATATGGAAACTCTACAGTTTTCCATGAGAGTCTGACTTCTACCTCAGCATATCCCACCAACAAATCATCTTTGTATAGATGCAGATCAATCCCATATCTATCAGGATTATCCCTAGCTTCCATATCCCAAAAAGAAGAGACATAGCTTTTAACTACATCCCTTCCAAACTTGTCGTATGTGTCGTGGAGTTCTTTATCGAACCGCTTGGTAGCCATTGAGTCTTTCAATGTTATCAAAGTAGCCCCGATCAAATCCTCGTTGCCACTCCTTCCCTGCCACAGATGCTGGATCATATTGATTCACAATCCATCCGTGTCTGAAAGCTTTATAGCCTTGTTCAAATTGAATACGCAATGGTGCAGATCGTTCAGACTTGACTTGCATGTTATTCCCCTTTAGGTTTGTTACCTTTAACGAGTTCGCCAATCTCTTCGAACTCACCAATGTATACACTAACAAACGGCAACTTGATTAGTATACCACTATAAGAAAACAATTTATCATTTTCACTACCATCATCGATGATATGACAAATGGTTTCATTGAATTCAATATCAAGTCCAATGCCCTGTCTAAGATCAAACACTATCATACGGCTTTCCCCCATACATCATCCCATGTACCAGTGGTAGCACCCTTGCTGTAGTCTGTTACACGCTGCTCAAAGAAGTTGGTGTGGCTAACACCAAGCATACCATCTACCCAAGGTAGTGGATTCTTCTTGATCTTGTAGATGCCCTTCATTCCCATAGCAATGAGTCTGCGATCTGCAATGTATCGAATGTATTGCTTCACTTCTTCCTTCGTGAGTTTCTCAACTTCAACCATACTGAAAGCGAGATCAACGAATTGGTCTTCAAGACAAACCATCTGATCCGCAATCTCTTTGATACGCTCCGGAGTCGTCTCATCCTGATGGTGTTTAACATACTCACGATAAACCTTAATCATACCTTCAGCATGCTGAGTCTCATCCACTATGGACCAAGCAATAATCTGACCTAGTCCTTTGAGTTTACCATTCCTTGCGAAGTTAAGCAACATAACAAAGCTAGAGAATAGCTGCATGCCCTCACCGAAGGCAGAGATGGCAGCAATCTTCTCAGCCATTGGTGCTGTGCTAAGGTTGTTAATGTAGTCATGCTTTTCCACCATCTCTTTGTATTGGAGAAACTCATTGTAGGTAGACTCAGGCAAGCCCAAGGTTTCAATGAGGTGAGCATAAGCAGCCACATGCAAAGCTTCTCTACCTGCAAAACCACTCATCATCATCCTCACCTCAGGCTGCTTAAACACTGGGATGTAGTGGTCATGATAACCACTGCCAATGTCTAAGTCCCCCTGCACAAAGAAGCGTAAGATTTTGGTAAGGAACTCCTGCTCCTGTTTGCTCAGCTTCTTGTAGTCTTTAACATCCTCAGACATTGGTACTTCGGTATGAAGCCAATGGCTTTGCTCATGTTGCAGCCAAGCATCATAAGCCCAAGGAAATTTAAATGGTTTAAATGTTGTACGCTCTTGCGTAATGTCAGCCTTAGTCTTCACCATAATCAACCTTCACATGCTAAACAAGTATCACCATCTGCCACCGTCTTCAGATCAATTTCATCTTCAATACGCTGACGCTTAATCTGAGCACCCACCTTATCTGCCTTACGCACCTTCTCAGAACGGAGGTAGTATAAGCTTTTGAGTCCACTCTTCCAAGCAAGGAAGTGAATGGCATGCAAATATTTAATGGATACATTGGCAGGGAAGAATAGGTTAATGCTCTGGCCTTGGTCAATGTATTGTTGTCTGTCTGCTGCAAGCTCAACCAACCAACGCTGATCAATTTCCATAGCAGTCTTAAACACTTCCTTCACTTGATCAGGAATGTCTAGGTGCTGTACAGATCCTTCGTTGCTGATGATGGATGCCCACACATCATCGTTGTCCATGCCCAAAGCTTCAAGCTCTGCTTTCAAGAACCTATTCTTGTAAACGAATGCTCCACTGAGGGTGTCTTGTCTAAAGACATTAGCTCGGTATGGCTCGACCGAAGGGCTAGTATTGCCCATGATAAGGCTGCTACTAGCATTAGGGGCAATAGCAGTATGATGGCTAAACCTTCTGCTAATATTACCGTGACCAGCATCGATGCAACTGCCACGCTGCTTAACCAAGACAGCGTCAGCGAGTAGACACGAAGAATGAATATGCTTAAAAATTTCATTGTTATAACTCTTAGCCATCACACCATCGATGGCAATACCTTTCTTCTGTAAGAAAGCATGGAATCCAAGAGTACCAATACCAATGCTACGCTCCATCATTGCGCTGTACTTAGCTCTAGCAATTGTTGATGGTGCTCTGTCGATGAAATATTGCAAGACATTGTCTAGCATTTCCATAACATCTAAAATGAATTGCTTATCATTCTTCCACTGGTCATAGTATTCCAGATTCAAAGAAGACAAGCAGCACACTGCTGTGCGTTTCTCGTTTGTTGGTAAGAAGATTTCTGTACAGAGATTGCTGCCATTAATCTTTAAGCCCTTCTCGCTCAACCACTTAGGCAAAGCTTTGTTAGCTGTGTCGATGAACACCAAGTATGGCTCACCTGTCTGCATGCGAAGGTCTAGGATTTTCTGCCACAGATATTTAGCAGACACTGTCTCAACAACCAATCCAGTGGCAGGGTTCTTGAGTTGGAAGCTGTCATCAAAGTCTGGATCTTTCATGGCATTCTCAATGATGGTCATGAACTCATCAGTGATGTTGATGCCGTGGTGTAGGTTTAGTGTGCGTACATTCTGATCACCTGTTGGCTTACGCATCTCCAGAAACTGGATGATGTCAGGGTGATGAATGTCTAAATAGGCAGCATAGCTGCCCCGTCTCGTGCGTCCTTGACGGTAGGCCAATGAACTAGCATCATAGATCTTAAGGTGGGGCATGACACCAGTAGACTTATCATCACTATTACGGATGCCAACATGCACACCGACACCACCACCGAACATGGATAGCCAGTTAGTTTCTGATAGGTTATCGACCAGACCTTCTGCACTATCATCCATATAATTAAGGAAACAGCTAATAGGGAGGCCACGCTTAGAGCGACCAAAAGATAGAATAGGAGTAGAGTAGCTAAGCCAATGCTTGCTGCTGTATTCATAAAGTCTTTGAGCATGGTCTTGGTTTGAAGCAAACGATTCAGAAACATATGCAAATCTTTCTTGAGGGCTAACCTCTTCCTCCTTCATGTAACTTTCTCTCAATCTCTGAATACCAAGTTCATCGAACAAGCTATCACGAGACAGGTCAATGTTGACCTTATACTTTGCCATAAAAATACTCCTGTTGTGGTGGAAAAAAATGGGAGCAAAAGCTCCCGTGGAAAGAGTCTAGTTATACACTAGACCAATGGCACTTGCAAAATACTACTTAGGTATTAGCGGGTATCTCCGCTACCACCAATAACTTGACGAGCCTTTCGGTCTTCTAGCTTTTGTAGGTTTGACTGGCAGATATCTGACATGTAAAGGCCATGATCTGTAGCGATGGCTGCAACCATCCACATCACATCCCCTAGCTCCTTAGCCAATGAGGTCTTAAAACCGTCTGTATCGCCCGTTAAATCACGAATACGCTTAGCTTCTAGGGATACCACCTCTCCTGCCTCTGCTGCCAGATTAAGGAAGGCGTATTGTTTGTTAGCTGATGACAGTCGATATGTCATAGCTGCTTTCTGATATGTATCAAGCCACATGTTTATTCTCGTAGAGTGAAGGGAATAAGTTTGTAAGTACTACCTTACATTGGTCTGCAATTTCACGATGTTCTTTCTGTGTTGCTTTGTCACAGCGAATATCAACATAGTGCATCCAACTTCTCAGTGTACCATTCATGTACATTCTACTGGTAGTCAGTCCTTCAGGCAATACCTTTCGTGCAACTTCTTTGGCAATGCCTAAAGCTAATGCAGTCTCATAAGACTTACGAGAAGCCACTAACACATCTGCTTGCAGCTCATCCCATATAGCCATAAGCTCACGGTCCTGTACAGGAATGGAGTTCTGTCTGTTCTTATTATCTTGCAATCTCACTTCGCTAGTTTCATAGCGTGAGGAAATTGCATATCGTTGTGAGAATTCTTGGAAGCTAAAGCTACGATGACGCAAGATCTGTCTTGCAATGTCACGAGTAGTTTCAATTTCCATACACACATTCACCATCTCAAATGGTGACCAGTGTTTGTTACTCATCAAATACTTCAGCAGCTTAGGTGCTGTCTCAGGGTTGTCCTGATTCTCTGGGTTGCTCACCCTCGCCATGTACGCTATCAGATGCTCCGCATTTGGTGTAGCCCATATAAGTGTTACCGACATATTTTTTTCCTTCTTCAAGACCGCCTTTGATAGCTGTCATTATACCCAAGCTTAGTAAGATGTCACGCTCTTCCAGTGTTAAATCAAATGTATAGGTGGCACTACCATCATCATGTTCTTCTAGCAAAAGTACATTCATTTCTTTTTCCTTTCTGCTTTCTCTTCCTCTGTCTTCACCTTATGGCAAGGCTTACAAAGCACCTGAAGATTCTCTATCTCACAGAAGATGCGGTCAATGAACATGTCCCAACTAATAAACCCTTTCTTTGGATCTACCACTGGGTGTATATGATCTACCTGTACATCTATTGCGACAAAATGTTTCTTACATTTGGCGCATTTGTAATGCATTGCCAACTTACCCGTCTTCTTGTTTTCTTTCCTACCTACAAAAGCTTCTTTGAGTGCTTTGTATTTAGGAGGCCAACGCCTAGACGCAGCTCGTAGTGCAGAGGTGACGAAGCTTCTGAATCTTGCATCAGTCCATTCGCCACCATTTCTTTTCTTATCTACCAATTTGTGTATCTACTAAATGCGACATGTCAGCAGCATCGTAATGCACAAATAGATCTCTGGCTATCGCCAGTGCTTCGTCAATATCTAGAGCAACAAACTCAGAGAGATACTTATCGTATTCACTCTCAGCTATATGCTCAACAACAAAGCCATTACTTGCTTCCCTAATGGTTACAGAATTAACTTTCATTCTAGACCCTCGATATCTACGAAACGAAAGGAAACATCTTGTGCATCCATTCGTTCCAACGAAGCAGTTAAGTTTTCAGTGATGGCTTCACTCAGCACCTCTTCATTCAAGTAAACATTAGGCAAGTCTTCAGGTCTAAAGAATACTTTAAGATGAATGTCTGCAACAATCATAGTCGCTCCAATCTTTCTTCAACAAGTCGGGCATAGCCAATGATGTCATGCCATGAGTCATGATACCAAGGATCACCATTAACAATGCGAGACACCTTGTTACAGATGAGATCAAGGCTTTCCTTCATATCATCATCCATAGCATTCCATTCAGCACCAGAACGAAGAACATCTTTAAGGGCTTGTGAAACCCTAGAGACATCCTCTCTGTAATTACCATAGCGAGTACCACGCTGTGCCAATGTATCATCTACATTCATTGCATACCTCCCACTGTCTTTGTATTCACAGTGAAGCCAAACTCAGCGAAGCTGTCGTGGTCTGAATTGTAGTGAAACTCACCAACATCAGCAAACATCTTGCCACAATATTCAACAAGTTGATTAGCAAGCTTGTCATCTTCCTGCATGTATTGAACGGTAGCTGCTAATATCATAGCCATACCAATTAAGTTATCTGTTGCCTCTTCACTAATAGTGAGAGGACCAAAGCCACTGACTAACACCTGAAATCTTCCAGTGTACACATCGTCTTCAATGGTGGGGCGAAGGATTAGTGCAATGTCATTTGGCTTTAAGCTTGTGGTGGATTCCATATCTGTCCTTCGTATCTGCGTAAGAAAAGAAGCCGAGCATTTTCTAACACACGCTCAGCATTACCTTCATAAGCTTCCAACACTTTGTTGTATAGCTCAAGTTCATTTGTTGTGTCCCCAATTATTTTGGCGGCTTTCACTGGACCAACACGGAACAAACCTTTGATGTTATCAGCAGCATCACCTGTCAGCATCTGCGTATACAGCTTGACCAAAGCTTCCTCTGGTTTGATGTAGTAGCCTAGATGTTTTACAAAGTTGTAATGCCAACCAACAATCTGATCTAAGTCTTTGTCTAAAGACACGATGACACATTGGTCACCTAGTCTTGTTGCCTCAATAGCGATGGCATCATCAGCTTCCTGACCATCAGAGATGGTAGCTCCCCACTCTTTTACCAGATAGTCTCTAAGGAAAGCTAGATGCTTTGGCTTAGGCTTATCAACTCTATTCCCTTTGTAAGGAACAGTGGTTGCTATCTGATAACGGAAGTTGTTCTTACCTGTTAAGAACATATGCCACTCATCTACAAAGCAATCAGGATAGATGCTGTCAACACCACACATGAGAACATCAACGATTAAACGATCCAGTGTTCGCTGTGCCGTTGCCTCGTCTTCGTCCTCACATGCGGATGCTGCTCGATAAGCGAAGATGTCGCTATCGAACAAGGCTTTCATTTACAGAACATCCTCATCGTCTGCACTGATGCCACTGGCTGCAGAGTATTCAACCAAGTCAGTGATGACCAGCTTCTTCAATGAAGGGCTAACACCTTTCTTGTTCTTGTATGTCCAAGAATAAGTAGACACCAAGGCTTTGGCTTTGCTTCCATTGCCAATTGCTTCAGTGATCTCATCATTGTCTGTGTCATAGACACGGATAGGCTTCTCTGATTTGCAAGTGATGTACTTGCCCATGTCAGCCTTCTTGTCTTCACCAGTCTGGACGCTGATGCCCATGTCTTCCAATGCTTCAACAGCAGCATCAGACAAGTTGCACAAGTTCAGTTGGAACTTGCCAGACATGTCATTCACCTTGTTGTGTTGACACCAGAACACATCAGCCTTAATCTTAATGGCTTTCTTTTCTTCACTCATAATATTCTCCAATATGAAAATGGGCTGAACGGCAGCCCCACAACCGTCATAGTTAAACTTTGTTTTCGTCTAACCGATGATCACCACACCAGTCGGTCATATAGACTACTGGATAACCTCCCATTGTAGGCGCATGTCTACGACAACGACCAATCTCTGTCTCGACTACAGCACTCTTCTTAGGTACAAACCAGATGCAAGTTTTGCAACGCATACCACTTGAGCGATGAACCCAAGGGTCTGCCCCTGAAATTGCGCCTTGACGAGCAACCTCTGGGCGAATGCCTAGATTTTGTTGAGCTTCGTTTAATGAGTTTCCAATCATATTAATTTCCTTAGTGAGTTTGTTTCCAATTGTCTCCGACTTTACCTTCAGCATTCACGGGACAGCGAAACTTGAGAGCTTCACCTGCCTTGGCTGCTGCTTGCTCGATGAGCCTAGCTGCTTCCTCTGCCTGATCTTCTCTAACTTCCCATTGTGTTTCGTCATGAACAAACGCTAACAGTTTAGCATCTATCCCCTTCTCTTGCAACAACTTTGTTGATTCAACAAGCCACTGTTTAGCAATGATAGCCCCTGCACTTTGCAGCAATGTATTCAAGGCAGCATGCTCAGACCTAACCCACACTCGTCTACCATCCAATGCAGGGAGATGTCCCTTAGCCATCAGCCTAGATATCTTCTTCTTCAAAGAAGAAAG